CTCTACCAGTAACATAAGTGCTTGCCCCTGCCTTGACCTCATCATATATGCCCATATCTTACCTCCTTGTTTTTGACACTACATATTAGAACTATCGGGGTAGCTGGCTGTCTGGAGTGCTACCCCGATATAAAATAGACTTTTCTCCTTGCCGTCTATATCACGCCCATCAGACTATCATCCGAACTGCCAGTTCAGGCATCAGGCATTTGACACCAACAAGCAAATCAATAGAACACTCGTTGAGCTTGCCACCAATGTCATAGCCATAGACCACTCTACAGGACAGACCGTTTAGGTTCTCGACTGCCGCCAAAGCACCTCCTAGCGGAGCCGCTAACGGAGCTGTTACTAAAGCAAAAGCGTTCTTGTGGAATAACAGGTCATTGCCAGTCGTCTTCTGCATTACGGCAGTTACCGCACCAGAAGTGATAGCGTGGTTAACTGGTGGAGATACTGCAACCTCACCGCCAGTAGCACAGTCAGCAAGCAATGAGTATTTAATGCCAGGCGCTGGTTTCTCAGTGCAGGTGATAGTGTAAATATCACCTTTCTTACCGACCTTGCCTACTTCGGTGAGAATCAGCTTACTGGTATCAGTTGAACCACGAGTAGGAACTGCCGCTGTGGTAAAGTCGCCACCTGCAGCCTTCTTCTGTATGTTCTGGTCCATATACCAATCCAGACCAAAGATGCGTGCCAAACTTGCTTCCTTCAATGCCTGTGTATCACCTCGCTTTTCAGCGTGAAGGAATGAAGGGACGACCAAGAGATGGGCCTCATCAGTCGGACAAACCACAGCATACCTATCAGCAGGAGGCACTTTATTATCGTTCAAGATTGCTCTTGCCGTAGCTACACTTGCTAATTTATTGGCATCAGTAGTGGTGTCCAGGACTTGGTAATAAGGCACATAAACAAACAGACCTGCCAAAAGCTCGTCTATCTTCTGAGCGTGAGCCCTCATCGCTGGTTGCATTATTTGCTCGGAGAAGTCAACGATGTCTAAGGATAACTGCTTCGTAGTTATCTCAAAGGATATATCAAGGTGCGTATCCAGCTTTACTGAAACGCTTTTCTCTGTGATGGCTTGGGCATCCCAACCACTAGTCCAGACCTTTGATTCAAAGGTTGCTGGCTGGCGGATGCGAATAGTATCGCCAACCTTGCGAAACTCAGTGTCGTAAGCCCTATGAACCAATCCACCAAAGACAAGGTTGTTCTCAAGAACAATCAATGCTTCCTTAGCGATGATACTCGGGGTCAGAAAAACATTCGCCACTTATTTACCTCTTATTAATATTTAGTTATACGATATCGACCTATCGTTTTTGTCGGGCTTTATACCACTCAGCATATTCCTTAGGAGACATCTTCTCCAATTGCTCTATGCTCGGATGAGCGGTTATTGTAGCCCCGGAGGAGATACCCGTGTCAAACTTTGGAGGTTTCTCTTCTTCTTTAGCAGAACTTTTATGGGTTTTCTCCCATCTCAGAGCTTTCGCTTCAATCTCTTCTTCAGTCTGACATCCGACAAACTCGTTTATGTCAATACCAGTTTCCTTAACCAACTCAATAGCCTTGGCGTCCATCCTTTGCCTCCACATTGCCATCTCAGCTTCGTATCGCTGGTCTTCTAACTCAGCCCTTGCCCTATCCACTTCCCTTTGAGCATCACGAATAGCCTTTCTGCTAGTGTAGGTCTCCATAAGTTCAGGGTCATCAAGTTTTAGCTTTTGTAGTTCGGCTAAGTCCTCTTGAAAAGCCTTCAGGTCAGCCTCCTTTGATTTTAATTGGGATTCCGTCTTCCTAACTTCTGCGTCCCGTAAGTCCAGTTGCCTTTGTATTGATTCCAGCCCCTTACCTACAGCTCTCTGAAGTTCCTCCTGAGTATAGGTCTTTGGCTCAGCTGGCTTTTCCTCTTGTTGAATTGGCTTTGCCTGCTCTTCAGCCCGCTTCACCCCTTCAACCTTTGTATCAGTCCCCTGTGTCATTGTCCTTCACCTCCAATTTTTAATATACCATAATTTATTTACACTGTCAAATTATTTCCCAGTAACTCTTCTAAGAAATTCGTCTAAATCAATTCCCTCCTTAGTTCGCCGGCCAACAGGTCTCCTGGACGGTCTAGCCGTTCCCCTATAATCATCCCACCAAGTTTCATCCTCTATGCCTTGTAATCTCATTGTTTCAACTGCTTTAGCATTTGGGGGTAAATCGTTAATCCATCTATTAACACCAGCACGAACATAATCCTGAATACCCTTTGGATACCTTGCTAGAAATGCCTCGCAGTGAGCCTCTATTTTATCCCAATCTTTAGGCAAATCAGACTTTTCTATAAGCTCGGCCCTGTATTCCTGATAAACATCTAATACCCTATCTTCGTATTTCTGATTCTCAGCCATCCATTTATTTATTCGCTTCACACTATACGGGTCTAAACTTTCCCTGGCCAGCCACAAGACACTCATTGCCCCAGAATAGTAAGGTCTAGCATAGGACCTCTCCCTATCATACTGATATTTATTTAATGCCCCAGTTAATAACGCTATGGCAGCCTGTTCTAATGCCTCATCTCGCTTTGCTATAACCTGTTTTCTGGTGTTGTATAACCACTGGTCAAACTCATCACCCCTCTTAGCACCCTCTAATTCAGCCTTAGCCTCTAATTCCTTTAAATCAGGATGATTAAGTTTTAATCTATCTATTTGTAATCTATTTAACTCCTTATACTTAACCTTGAAGTCCTGTTTGGCATATTTATCCCTTAATTTTCCTACTGTTTCCCAAATGGGTTCAGGATAAGACCTGCCCCCAAAGAACTCAGATATGCCCCGTGCCGTCCTACCAGCAATATCACCCCCCTCAAAGAGAACAGTCTCAACCCAGATAGGAGCTAAGTTACGAACAATAACCTCTTTAGTAAAGCTCAGCATTCCATCTCTAGTTGGGTCGCCAATATAGTTCCTTCCAGTAATAAGGTCAATTCCCGTCGCCACAACGGGGGATAAGTTAGCCCTTACAAATCGGAGGGCGGGGTTGTCCATTGATAATTGAAATAGACTATCAGGATTATTAGCCGACTGAGCAAACAGTTTAATAACACTCCTAACTTTAGAACCAGGTCCGATTTTCTGCCCCGCCACATCCCAAGTAAAAAAGTTAGCCGAGTTAGGATTAAAGTGGTCTAATATCTGGTCTCTATCCTCACGCCTCGCTATTGAGATGACAAGGGCAATGGCGCACAAGGCAGCTATGCCTTTGGCTAACGATTTCCTTGCCAACGAGCCCCGAATACCGCCTCTACCTACATCATACAAAAGCCCAGCTATGGCACGATTATATCTGGGTGCTAGTATTGTGGCTGTTTCAATCTGCCTCTGTTTGGCGCTTACACCAATACGAGCGCTAGAGGTTAATCCCCTGAACTCGTTAACAAATTGGTCAACATCAGCCGTTCTTTCTGGTGTAGTGCATTTATGCTCTAACGATTCGGCCAAATAAATACCCGCCGAGTCTAGTGCCTGCTCAAATACTCTTTGAAATGGCGATAATGCTGTCCCGCCAACTTTACCAAAAGCCCGAGGCAGAAAGAGTGCCAGTGATTTCCAATAACTCTCTGCTTCTGCACTTGGTATTAGGTCAATTTTGCCCGATAACCACCCACCCCTTGCCATAGCCTCAGTGAATTCAGTTGAACCACCTTTTGATAGTAATAAGTTGGGGTGTTTGTCTATCGTTGCCTTATGATTACTTAGAAACTTAGCTTGAAAATCAGGACTAAGCATAGCTCTTATGGCGCCGCCGAAAGACTGGGCATACAATTTAGGATTCTGCCCTATCAGGAATATAAGCTGTATAGTAAATGGGCTGTAGTCTCCAGCCAGCATAAAGTATCTACCGATGGCATTTGCTTTATTAACTTGTCCTAAAGCCCTGCTAAACCCTGGCTCAAATGCTTCCCTAAGAACCCTAGCTGTTTCCCTTGCTTCAGTCCCAGTCAATATCTTGCCAGCGAAAGCAGGAGCAGCAATTGAAGCCTCGCCATATCTCGGTCGCATCGCTGCTTCCCTTGACCTTGCCCTAGCATTTATCGCTCTTTGTGCTTCAGTTTTATTAGTATCAAGCAAGCCCTTCGCTGATTGTGTTAATTTCTGAACATCAAAGGCGGTTTCTTCGCCTCTCTGTATTCTCGGTATCAAATCTCTTAATTTTTGAGCTAATTCAGGGTATGATATTGCTATAGAGTTAATGGTAGCATCGGGAACACGCTCACCACGAACTGCTCTATTTAGTGCTGCTAGTAATTGCTGACTATGCCTTTTCTTTAGTATTGCCGATTCAGCAGCAAGTTTTACTTCCTCAGAAGCCCCTGTGGTTCTCCAGTCAACTCTAGCCAATAACCAATCTACCATCTTTTTATCAGCAACTCGGTTGTAAGCTCCTTGAACCTTCAGATATAATGCTTCCTCATAGGGAATATAGCGGTATCCCGCTTTAATTGCTTCAGCCTCAGTCGCAAAAATCCGATGCCTTTCTGTGGGGAGTTTAGCACCAATCCTTGCCGGACCAGCCCGAACATTAGCCACATCAACAACCCGTCCACCTTCAGTAACCTTCCCCCAAACCCGCCTAGTAGCAAATTGCCCCCCTTCTTCTGGGGTAAGCAAGTTTATATCAATATCGTTTTGCTTCAGATAATTTACAACTGAGTCCTCAATAACCTTAGCCCTGTCAAGCCAAGCCTTTTGTATATCTGTTAATTTCAAACCAGCTCGTTTAGCAGCAATATCGCCTACTGATAAACCCTTTAGTTCTCCAGATTTAATTAATCCCCTCTCATCAGGTTCACCAAACACCTTTTCTTGTGAGCCTAGCTCGTTAAGATATGATATAACCCCCAGTGTTTTTTGCTGCCCCTCATCTCTTAACACGGCACGGATAATTACTGATTGCTGGGCTGGTGTATTAGCAACAGCACTTGGATTTAGCACTCGGACGAAGGCGTGGATTTCAGGCAGTAAGTTTATCCATCTGCGTATCATATCATTCCTAAAGGAAATATCAGCCACTATCTGGGCATCTTGCAAATCAGCCATCAAACCATTAAAGTCATTCTCACTTCTACCTAGAATAGTCCCCTCTGGTGTTAATGGGGGAGGAGTAGTTGGCATTTCGGTGGGGAACACTGGTTGCTCAATTTCTGGGGCAATGGCACGAGTTTCTGCCTCAGCCAATTCTGTCCTTAATGATGCCTGTTGAGATTTCAGTCCAGCTAATCTAGTCTTTGCGTCTTGGGCATTTAAGATTGCCTCCCTTAATTCATCACCACTTCTATATCCCATTTCGGTGGCTGTCTCATCAAGAGCATATTCCCATCTAACATGCTTTTTGTCAGGTGTAAGTATCGTGGGGGAAACTGTTTCTTGGCCTGTCATTTTCTTATATTGGGCAATGGTAAGGTTAGGCAGTTCAGCCTTCATCTTACCCGTTCTCTTAACTAAACCTATGAGTTTCCTTGCCGGCTCAGTTGCCAAAAATGAAGTCAAGCCCTCAATATCGGCAGTTACTTGGTCTAACTCAAGTACTATTTCTTCTCTAGGATGAATGGGTATTTCCGCAGCACGCCTTGCTTCTTCAAGCCTAAGTTGCTCTTCCATTGAGATTTGAGTAATCTTGCCACGCCCTCTTGGTCTAATCTCTCTCTCGGTTACACCCTCAATCATAGCAGATTGATAGCCGGCTTCAGGCATACCAACTTCGGCTTTGGGGATTGTAACCTCTGGGGCAACGGGGGCAACTGGAGGAGTTATCGATGCCCTGGTAAGTGCTCCTATTTCGGCTTTCGTTAATGCTTCCCAGGACTTGGAAGCAATTTTGCCTTCTAGCCCCAGGGATTTAACAATAACAACCTTATCAGCGATAGGCATTGCTGCCCAAGATGTAGCATTGATGGGCGTAACTCGTGGGGTTTCGGGTGCTTTTAATCCCTTGGCCATTTCAACAAGTGGGGATGGTGTTTCAACCATCTCAGGGAGTTTATCTTCAATCAATTTTCCTAATTCGTTATACCTTGGATGGTCTTCACCTATCTCGGTTTTTAATGATGTCTTTGCCCTCTTAATAGCACTTATACTGTTAACAATCGTCCCCCCAGCACCAGCCATTACC